CTGCGGCAGTATTATTCTGGTGGCTGTTATTGTTATTGTTGTAGGCATGAGGATAGGTTGATGTTAGACAGTGAGTTTTTGTTGTACGCTATTACTGAGAAAATAGAACAATCGCGGATCACTGGCCTGACCAGTGGTTTAATAATGGAAGCAAATGCACTGGCAACCAAGGTAAACAAAAATGAACTCATGCCTGACCTGTGCCGCATACAGATTTCCGAGTGACAAACCAAACCTGTTCTGCCCTTTGGGGTATGAACAGATAAAGATGCACTACGTTGTCATGCCAAAAGAAAACTGCCCAAAGCCTTTAACTCATGCCGAGGCAATGGAACTTTACGAGGAGCATAGAGCTAATGATGCGATATCAGAAAGAGAATAAATTAGCCCGTGAGATTCTTGAAAACGATATCAAGGCTTATCTGTCAGCAGGTAACAAGATTGATGTGCGTAAGCCTGGTGAGTCAAAGCCTGTGGATGGCACGAACAACTGGCCTGCTGGGTTCTATAATGAGGACAATATTATGTTCCACAAAAAGCGTCCGAGGCAAGTTAAGTGAAGTTTGTTTACTACCCATCTGGAAGCGTCCTGTGCTGCTCTACAGACGATTCTGGCTCAATAGCTATACTATGTAGCGACCCAGAGCTATCGTTGCAGGAAAGGGCTGATAAAGCCCAGCAGCAGGTTCAGGAGATACTGGACAAGTTAGCCGCCGGACAGGAATAAAGCTCGTTCGGCTTCTCTGCGCCGTTCCAACCCTCGTAGCACCTTACCGCCGGCCTTAGTCCACTTTAGAAACTCGTCCGCTGCGCCATCGTAGTCGCCACGATTGTACTTCATTCTTAACGTGCTGGATTGAAGTGACCCAAGTCCACAATTGTAGCTATAGCTGGTAAGCGCATCCAAATGGCAAGCATTATCATTGCTAGCAGGACATAATCTTCCCACGCCATTAGTAAACCGTAGTAAATCCTTCTCAAGAAGCGAATCAATCTCGTCAGCATCCCACACCCGATCATGTTCTGGTTTTAGTGCGTAAGAGGCTCTTTCAGGCGTTTTTAGCCTCGCTTGGTCTGGGTACAGTACATGCCCATACCCAACCGTCCAAAGCCCAGCAGGGCAGCGATAAGGGCTGTTGTGGCAGCCCTCAAAGGATTTGATCAGCTGAATACCCGCTTCGGATACGCTCATTTTGAGAACGCACGCCCCCCGAAGTGGAATGAGATGATTGCACTAAGTATGGCCATCTCCTCAGATGAGAACACAAGCTCCATCGCTTGAGCAAAGGCCACACCAGTGCTGTACGCATACCAAATACCGGCTATATCTACCACGACCAACAGGCCAACGAAGATATAAGTGACGACTGGCCGCACACTGGCACGAAGGTTGATTACCCAAGTTGACCCCCCTTCTGCTAATTTAGAGTCGTGCTTCCAGATTGCAAGCTTCTCTTGGGCTTGTGTCTGCATCTCTATCTGCTCTGTCCTGATCTCTTCGACCCTTGCTTGTGCCAAAAAGCCCTCTTTTGCCAATGCCAATTCGCGCTCACGCTGTGCAGCCATGAGCGCCAATTCGTGCTTCTGGTCTCCCTTACTTTGCCAAATATCAAGCAAACGAGGCACTCCCGCGCTTGCAAATCCCAGTAAACTACTGACTAAACTTAACATGATGATTGCCCTATATGTTTGAAATTATGCCAACAATAAAAGCGACTATGATGCCGACCAGCGCGAGTATCGCACCGATGGTCAGCGTGTTCTGGATAAGCTTACGCATTTTTCTGCGCTGGTTTTGAATAGCTCTTTCCCGCGTATCTTTAATCTTGGCGCGGTCACGCATCATCGCTGTGTATTCTTCAACGCCCCATTTGTAGACTATCAGCTCACGCAGTTCTTTTTCCTGCTGCTCAATCTTCTTACGAGCTACTAGGGCTTGCATCGCCTCTTGCTCAACACTGCCGCTGAACATCAACTTTTTAAATAGGGGCGGGTCTTTGGCCTCTTCCTCGGCGTTCTTAACATCGCTGACAGCCTTGAACCACGTACCCAACTGGCCGCCCATATCCTCCAGCTCACGACCCATCTCAATGCCCTTTTTGAGGACTTTGTAGGCAGATGTAGCTATGGCTAAAGCGGAGACTGGATCAATCATTCAGGGCTACCACCACCGCCGTTTATCTTAGACCAAGCACCCAGCATCAGCAGGCCAAGCACAAACACTGTGCCAGCCCTTGCTATGGTTTGCCAGATGGTTTTCTTAATGCCGCGCCAATCAGTTATCAGGGAACGCAGATCACGGACATCATCGCCAGCATCATCATCATGCAGGCCGATTTCCTTTAGTGCGGATTTCATTTCCTCGCGCACGATGGTTCTCAAATGCTGTTCGTTAATCTCCATGATCTACCTCATTCTGGCTGCGTAGGCCAGACAACAGTTGCTGGAAAGCCTGCCTGTGCGCTGATGTCTCTAAGTGCCTGGCGATACGTTGCCCACGCTGCTTGATCAACTGGAGCGTCTATAACCTGTGTCCAGTCTGATGCTGCAAGTAGTTGGTTTCGCTTTGCCCTGACCTCAGCTTGTAGCTCCTCCGTTGATGGTTGTGCAGGCTGTGGGTATTCATCAAGAACTACCCATTCACCAATCCATTGCGCGACCTGTGCGCCTGTAGTAGCTGGTGGCTCCACAAATACACTGCCAGCAGGTAGAGGTGAAAACGCCGACACTTCAACGCAATGTGTGTAAACGCCATAAGTATCTGTGCAATATAAAATCATTTTATAGAGCCTTTATATACGGAGTAGTATTGGTAGTGTCTGTTTCTTTTTGTACATCTGGTAGAACAAAAGAAGCTGTTTCATCGTAATTAAAATTCTTAACAATTCTTAGTGCTGGGCCAGCATTATATTCACCGATTGAAGTAAATAGCCCGTCTGCACTATTTGCAACTTTCAGCCCTTGCCCACTCATAGATAGAGTAAGCCCTGAAATAGAAGTATCTAAAAAGAATCGTTCACCTGTTCTTCGATAAACCCTCGCATAAGGTGAAGTATCTTGCGTTACTATCATTACAGAGCCATCTGGATTAAGAGAAACGCCCCTACATGTAGCAGTCGGGACAACGTCAACAGCAGGTAACTTAAACCAATCATTACCAGCAAGCCCTAGCCTGTTTTTATACATTGCTACTTTTTCTGTGCCAGTAGTTGCAACTGCTATAAAGCGATAATCATGTGAAAGAGCTACTTGGTGGCTACTTGCATCAAAGTTTGATGCCAAGGTTGATGTTCGTGTAAATGTATTACCTACAACTGTATATGCATATACAGAGTTTGTTGTAATAAAAACCAGATTTTTTTCATCCCTACTCCACGCCATTGATACTATTTCTGCCGGTGCATCCGTGTCTGGGAAAATTTTTGTGAAAGTATCTCCGTCTCTGACATATATACAAATACGCGGAGAACCAAAAGAGGCAAGTGCTAGATATCTTCCACTAGGACTAAGCGCAATAGCAACCCCGTTCGTTCCAGTTGGTAGAAACGGAAGTGTTAATTGTGTAAATGTGTCATTCGCGTTTCGCCTGTAAACACTAGCAATTGGTTCTGAATTATTGCAAAAAGCAAAATGCGATCCATCTTTTGTAATAGTAGCTCCAGTAATACTACCAGCTGCAAAAAAATCATTTAACATGCTGTATGTAATATTTGTAGTGCGTTTGTATATACGCGCAGTGTCGCCAGATGGGCCTAAGCCGCCAACAACATGATACCGCCCGTCACTACTAAACTGCTGGCCGGTAGGAGTTCCGTCTATGGCTGACCCTAATGTTGCTTGAGTAAAGAATTTGTTCGCCTGCAAACCAATAACTGAAAACAGTTTCTGAAACGATTGCTGCAAATACGCTGCTCGATTAGCAACTAAATACTCTGGGGCAGGTAATGCGTTAGCAGATAAAACAACATCTCCTACTGCTGGGAACTCTTGAGTCGTGCTAATTGACGGCAGTCCTTCCTTCAAATTATTTAAAGCCATTAGTAGTCCCCGCCTTCTGCGTGTATCGTAAACGCAGTAGTTGACGCAGTAGTTGTAATACTTGTTGAAAAGTAAATCGCGTCTGTTGTTTGCAGTCTAATGTCACAAGGATATTCAATTTCATAACTGCTTACTGTTGTAGAAGGGTTTACAGCAGTGCAAACAATTTCAAACAACGGGAATGCAGTTGTTCCGTTATGCCGCCAGACAGTGACTGTTCCGTTCATACTTGCTGACGTAAACGATGTTGACGATGCCTTAATGCTTATCTTCTCAATTCGCCGCCCATCTGTGTTACCAGTTGTCGGGACTAAGATTAAAATGTTTGCACTAGCCAAGGAAGCCGTTGCAGTCGGGCCACGGGTTGTACAGGCTGTCTGCGCTCCACCACCAGCCATTGCGTTGTAAAGTCTCTTGTAAAGCATAGGTGCTGTGTTGATAGCCATGTGTTACTCCTTAACCAAAGTTTTGATAGAGAAAGATATTTAGTGCAGGTGCTGCGCCTTCAAATGAAACGTATTCCAATGCACTTGCTCCAGAGTTTACTGCCAATACTTGTGCGGCAGTGCCAAGAGCCGTCAAACCTGTGCCGCCGTTGGCAATAGGTAATGTGCCAGTTACGTTAGTCGTTAGGTTTGCAAACTGTGTTGATGTCGAGCCTGTGCCGCCTTTCGCAGTGGTTAGCGTACCTGTGGTCTGTGTTGCCAGGTTAATCGTTGTGGCGATTGCTGCGGTATCTTGAAACGCTGCGCCGTTGTAAACACGCATAGCAGTTGTAGATGTGTTGAAATAAATAGCACCAGTAACCAGAGCATTGCCATCATTATCAAGTGTTGGGTCTGATGCTTTTGCACCCAAGAATCTGTCATCAAATAAGTCGTAACTGGCAGCAGCGTTGTTGGCTGCGGTTGTTGCCGTTGAGGCACTAGCAGATGCAGAACTAGCAGAGCCTGATGCGGCACTGGCAGACGCGGTTGCACTTGATGCAGAACTGGTCGCAGAGCTTGCGCTTGCTGCTGCGTTTGTTGCGTTTGTATTGACCTCACCAGAGACGGTGTTAACTTGCCCTGACCAAGTGTTTGTCGCACTGATTACCGCAGGCAGTGACGTACCGTATAAGGTATCTGCACGACTATCAAAGTTCGCTGGATCACTTGTTAACGGTGGTGAACCTAGACTAGGGATGGTTTGCGTAATTGTAGTCATTAGA